ATACGAGTTTTAGAAGAATGTTTAAACAAATAAAAAGAATAATATTTAGATAATATGTCACAGACAAAAACAGTTACACTACAAATAGATGCTAAAGAAGCACTAAAAAGACTAGATGCAGTCGAGAAAGAATTGGGCGAGATAAGTAAAACGTCTAAAAAAACTGAATCAGCATTAGGAAAAATGGCTAAAGGTTTTAAAGGGGTTGGTTTAGCTATGAAGGCAGCAGGTTTTGGTTTGGTAATGAAGCTTGTAGATAATGTTACTGACGCCTTAATGAAAAATCAAGCAGTAGCAGACACAGTAGAAACGGTATTCAATTCTATTGGACTTGTTTTTAAAATGGTTTCAGATACTTTAATTTCGGTATATAATCAGGTAAGTGCAAATTCAGAGAACTTTGATGCACTAGGTAGAATACTAAAAAATGTAATGACGATTGCATTAAAGCCAATGGAGTTAGCATTTCAAGGACTTAAATTAGGCATTCAAAAACTAGCTCTAGCATGGCATAAATCACCTTTAGGAAGTGGTGATGTAACTAAAATAAAAGAATTACAAGCAGGAGTAGATGGTTCTAAGGAAAAAATAAAAGAACTAAAAGATGAGTTAATTAATGCAGGTACTAATATAGTAAATGATTTCGCTGAGGCAGCAGGTGAAATAACTAATATAGCTACAGTCGCTGTAGATGAGTTTAAAAACACTTTCGAGGGGGTTACAGTAAATAGTATTATTGAGCAAGGAAAAGCCATTACACAAACAAAAAAGAACTATGCCTTACTAGCCCTAGAGCAACAAAGATTAATAGAACAATATGATAGGGAAGCAGAGGTATTAAGGCAACAAAGGGACGATATAAGGCTTACAGTAGATGAAAGAATTGCAGCTAATGACGAGTTAGCTGGAGTATTAGAAAAACAAACAGATGCAGAAAAGGCTGCGGTACAAGCCCAGATTGATAGTCTTAAAGAATTAAATCAATTAGAGGGAGAAACCCCTGAAAGAATGCAGGAACTGTTTTCATTAAAAACAGAAATGCTGGCAATAGATGCAAAAATTGCAGGCTTTCAATCTGAACAAAAAACTAATGAAGCTGCTTTGCAAGATGAAAGAGTTTCAAACATGCAAGAGCTTACCGCTATTGGTCAAACTGAAATAGAAAAGCAAAGGTCAGCTATAGAAATAGAGGCTGAAAATAGAAGGACATTAGCTATGCGTACTATTTCAGATGCGCAACTATTACAAGAAACATTGGTAGCTATTGAAAAAGATACTGCTGCGCAATTAAAAGCAATAGACGATAAAGAAGCATCTGATTCTCTAAAAATACAAAAAGCTAAAATACAAGCAGAAAAAGAACTCAGAATAAGTGCTGCAAAAGATATACTAAGTTCAGTTGCGCAGTTAGCAGGTGAAGGCACAGCCACAGCAAAGGCAGCAGCATTAGCAGGTATTTTGATAGATACAGCCAAAGGTATATCAGGTGCTATATCAGCAGGGGCGGGTTTAATATTTCCTGCTAATTTAGGAGCAATAGCAACAGGTGTGGCATCTGTTTTAGCGGGAGTGGCAAACGCTAGAGCAGTTTTGAAAAAAGTACCTGGTGGCGGTGGCGGTGGCGGTAACCCTAGCGTTAGTGTTACAGGTGGAAGTGGAAGTGAAAGCCCAAGCCCAGCACCATCTGGAATAGGCGCATTAGTTCCTAATGTAGAAGGCATTGGTGGTGGTGATGAGGATATAGCTTCACAACCTGTTCAAGCTTATGTAGTAGAAAACGATATAAGCAACCAACAAGCATTACAAGAAGAACTAGAAGTTCAATCCACATTATAAACAAAAAATTAAATTTTATACTTATAGATAGTTATGGCAAAAAAGAAAAAACTTATAGAACTCATTATTGATGAAACAGCAGACCACTTTGGCGTTGATGCAATATCCATTGTAAAATTTCCAGCCATAGAGGAAAACTTTGTTTATTTTAATAATGACTTTTTATCACTTGCAAAAGTAGATGAAGAAAAGAAACAATTAATTGGTGCAATACTAATTCCCGATAAAAAAATCCCTAGACTAGATAAGGAAACTAATGAGGAATACGAAGTGTTTTTTACTAAAGAAACTATTAAACAAGCACAGAAGCTGTTTATGCTTAATCTAAACAACAATAACCATACCTTTGAACACAAAGTACCAGTTCAAGGTTTAACGGTTGTAGAATCGTGGATTAAAGAAGATAAAAAATATGACAAGTCCAATATGTATGGTTTTAAGAACTTACCATTAGGGACGTGGTTTGTGCAAGTAAGTGCAGAAAATAATCCTGAGATATGGGAGGCTATTAAGAATAAAGAGGTTCGTGGGTTTTCCATAGAAGGATATTTCACAGATAAGCTAATTGAAGCATCTAAAGAAGTAGATATTCTTGATGAAGTTTGTGAAGATTGTCCAGATGAAGTAATGCTTGGTAAAATAAAAGACGTTATTCTACAAAACGAATTGCACCCTATCGGTGCTTTAGATGGTGAACCTTTGTTTAGAACTAAAGAAGAAGCCGAGATATACGCAGAAATGTTTAAAGGCTGTAAGGGCAGTCATATCCATACAGTAGATGGGGCAAAAGTATACATGCCTTGTGCAGACCACTCTACAGCCACAACCACAGAATCCGAGTATTCTAAGTCGGGGAAAAGAAAATACAAGCGTAAATATAAAATGCTTGAGTATGTTGCTTATGCAAAGCGTAAAGCTATGTTAAAGTATTCATGGGACGACTGTATGCGTGACCAAATGAAGGAATATGGTAATAAAGAAACTGCTGCTAAAGTCTGTGCAGCCATTAAAAACAAGACAGTTAGACGCTAAAGAAATAAACAATAAATAACCTTTTATACTTATATATATATGGGAACACTAGAAACAATACTAAACTTATTAAAAATGAAAAATGAACCAAAATCTTATAGCGTAAAAATGTACGCTGAAATGAAATTAGATGACGGTCGTACACTTGCTACAGAAGATGAGCAGTTTATGATTGGGTCTAAGGTCTTTGCTATTGGCGACGATGGCGAAGCTACTCCATTAGAAGCGGGAAGCTATAAAATGGAAAATGGTAATGAAATGACTATTGGTAATTCATCTGAAATCCTAGATTTAGGCGAAGAAAAAGAAGCTGAAGATGTTGAAGCATCTGAAGAAGAGCTTTCTGAAGAACCTAAAGAAGAAGAATTAGCTGAAGAATCAGAAGCAGAAGAAACTGATTGGGCTAAGACTTTTGAGGAAATGAAAGATAGAGTTGCTGAATTAGAGAAAGCTGTATTCGGTGAAAAAGCTGAAGAAGAAACAGAAGCTTTATCTAAAGAAGAAGAAGAAAAAACTGAAATGAGTTCAGAAGTTATCGGTGAACTTATGACACAGATTGAAGAATTAAAAGGCAAGGTAGTAGAATTAAGCGGCGAGCCTGCTGAGGAAGGTATTAATTACAGTCCTGAAGGTTCACATTTTAATTCAACTGTTGACCTAAAAAAACTGTCTATCAAAGAGAGGGCAGCATATTACATTAATAATAAATAATTTATAACATGAACAAATACAACTTAAGTAAAGATTACCAGTTTGATATTGATGTGACTGCTTACACATCTTACGTTGGTAAATTGGCGTTGCCCTACGTTTCGGCAGCGGTAAAGTCACCAGATACAATAGCAAAAGGATATTGTAGAGTGATAGATGGTTTAAACAAAGCGGGTAGAATAACGAACTTGGGAATTACAGACCCTGTTGTTGCTGCTGGTTGTGGCTTTAGTTCAGAGAATGACACGTCATTAACTGAACAAGTAGTTACATTAACCGATATGAAAGTAAACGAAGAAATATGCAGAGGAACTGTATTTCCAACTTGGATTGGGGAAAATATGGACAGAAATGGTAATTTGCCACAAAGTTTTTCTGACTTTTTATTATCTACAATTGCAGCTAAGGCAGGCGCACATATTGAAAATATGATTTGGAAGGGGTCTTCGCCTTTTGGAATTGGCTTTCAGTCTGATGATGGTTCTCTTGACGAACCAGGTGCAGATGCTTCTGCAATGAAAGATTTTCATGAAGTGGTTTTAGATGGTGCTATCAGCACTACTGACATTTTAGATGATTTAGGTGCTGTTTATACTAAAGCAGTTGCTTCAGCAGAAGGAATTTTATCTAAGCCAGGATTTGGTTTTTATGTGAATCAAAAAACTTATTCTCTTTATGCTCAGAAGCTAGCTGCTGAAACTACATTCCAAGCATTGGGTGCAGCAGGTCAGTTTAATGGATTAACTTACATGGGCTTCCCTATCTACGTTTGTCCAGGAATGTTTAACGATACTATCGTTGCTACATACCCTGAAC